ATATACGCTGAGGATTATAAAACTTCAAAAGAGCAAGTTAATTTTACAACTGAAATTGGTTTAGAAATAAAACAAATGCCACATAATCAAAAGACTTTTGAAAAATTTTTAATTGAAAATGGTTTTTCAGGAAGACAAACACCATTAAAGGATGGTGGTAATAGGAGATTTAAAGTGCATCAATTTCCTATTGATGAGAAAAAAGTATATATAATTCATACTTCGGGGCATTTAACTTGTATAGACCAGGGTCTTTTAAAAGATTCTTGGGATTGTGGTAATACAGCAGCACAAAGTTATTATGTTAAATAAATCAATCATTATGAAAAATAAAATAATATTTTGGATAATAACATACACAATAGTATTTACAATCATGTCAGTCTATGGTGTTATTTCTTACTTTATACTATTACCATGAAACAAATGAAGGTAGTATATAAAGCAACAAAAAAAGACCTCAGTATGAAAACTGATATAGAACTTCAAAAGAAGATTCTAAAAATAATAGGATGGTCATTAGGACTGGGAACATTTTGGTTAATCATGCTAATCAACTTTCTGTTTTATTTTGCAGATAGTATATCAGCAATGTTTAGCCAATTATTTTGGGCTATAATAAATTTACTAGCATGGAACTATTAGACATACAAGAACAAATTGAACAATTAAGAATAAGATTGAAAGTAATTCATGAAAATACATTTTATTGTTCTGATTCAGAACTTAATCAAAGAATAGAAAATTGTACTAAACTTAATTCAGCAGATTTTTGGTTAAAAGATTTATCAGAGGATATAACAAAGCAACATGAAAATAAAATTCAAAACACTAAAAGACCACAATAAGGAAATACAAATCCAGAAGTGGTGTTGGAAAAATAACATAAGAGTATATGTTGAACCAACTAGAGTGGGAAGAAAGCCTCCAGTTAGAATAGTCCTAGAGTATAAAGGACAAATAACTAAAGGTAAAAAAACATTTAAACAAAACACAAAGGAATTAAACGATATGCTTAGTGAGGTTTATCTCTGGGCTTATAATAGAGCTAAACAAGCTAAGTAGTTTCATAGTTATGTTTTATGTTGGAAAGGGTAAGGTAGAAATATCTTGCCCTTTTTTTTTGCTTAAGATTTAACAGATTGATATAAAACTTATTGTATAATTGAATAATCAAATTTTTTCAAGTATGACACATGGAGGAGCAAGAAAAGGAGCAGGTAGAAAATCTAAAGCTGATGAGATTAACTTAATAGAGAAGTTAAGTCCATTAGAGGATGCTGCATACCAAGCTCTTAAAGAAGGAGTTGAAAAAGGAGACTTCAAGTATGTTCAACTGTTCTATAATTACTATGCAGGTAAACCAAGAGAAACTAAAGACATAACTATCAATGAAGATTCTCCATTGTTTGTAGAATGATAGTAAAAAAGACAATAGCATTTGATAAGCTCTTTAAGCTAAACAAAAGAGTTAAGATTGTAAGAGGAGGAACATCAGCTGGAAAGACAATCTGTATATTAACCATCCTAATAGATAAAGCAATAAGAAATGAAGGTAGTGAGGTAAGTGTAGTTGCAGAGACTGTACCACACCTTCGTAGAGGAGCTTTAAAAGACTTTCTAAATATACTTAAGGGGTTGAATAGGTATGATGAGAGAAAGTTCAATAGAACTACCTTAAAATACATTTTCAGTAATGGTAGTTATATAGAGTTCTTTTCAACAGACCAGCCAGATAGATTAAGAGGGTCAAGAAGAACTGATTTATTTATCAATGAATGTAACAATGTTCCATTTGAAGCATACCAACAATTATCAGTAAGAACATCTGGAGAGATATGGCTTGACTATAATCCAACAAATCTATTCTGGGTAGATAAGGAACTTGTAGGAACTTCTGATACAGATTTCATTACATTAACATATAAGGATAATAATCATTTACCAGAATCAATTATTAAAGAAATAGAGAAGGCAAAAGACAAAGCTAAAAACAGTACATACTGGTCAAACTGGTGGAGAGTATATGGACTTGGAGAAGTAGGTAATTTAGAAGGAGCTTGTATTCCAGATTGGAAACAAATAGACATCATTCCTAATGAGGCTAGAATACTTTGTCATGGATTAGACTTTGGTTACTCTGTTGATGAAGCAGCATTAATAGCACTATATAAATACAATGATGTATATATATTTGATGAGGTCCTATATAGGAAAGGAATGCTTAATTCTCATATCAGTCAGTTCTTAAAGAACAATCAAATCTATGGTACTGTCTGGGCTGATTCAGCAGAACCTAAATCAATAGCTGAATTAAATACTTATGGTCATCAAGTTTATCCAGTATCAAAAGGGAAAGATAGTATTGTATATGGTCTTAATTTAATGAATCAGAATACAATCTACATAACAGAGAGAAGTAAGAATTTAATCAAAGAGTTACAGGGTTATGTTTGGATGAAAGATAAGCAGGGTAACACTATGCAGAAACCAAATCCATTATCTGGAGACCATAGTATAGATGCAGCAAGATATGCATTAACATCACAACTACAAAGGAGAGTATCATATATGGTAAGATTATACAAAATAGAAGTTTAATTATTGTAATATTATGAAGTTAAAGATAGATGTTCCAGATTCTTTAAGTGAGATAACATTAAGTCAGTATCAGAAGTTTGAAAAAATAGATAATGATGAAAATAGAAACACAAATTTTATCTTACATAAGTTAGTAGAGATATTTTGCAATCTGGATTTAAAAGATATAATAAAAATAAAATGGTCTAGTGTTTCAAAGATTGCAAATAGCATAAATGAGCTTTTTGAGAAGGACCATAAACTAATAAGAACATTTAGTTTAAATGGAGTTGAATATGGTTTCATTCCAAACCTAGATGATATGACATTAGGAGAATATATAGATTTAGATAATTCTGTTTCTGATTGGCAGGAAATGCACAAAGCAATGGCAGTATTATTTAGACCTGTAACTTATAAAAAAGGAGATATGTATTTAATTAAAGATTATGAAGCAGAAGAAGTAGATGAATTAAAACACATGCCTCTGGATGTGGTATTAGGTTCTTTGTTTTTTTTTTACAATTTAAGAAAAGAATTGCTGAATACTATACCGAGTTATTTGAAATTGGAGATGCAGAAGAAGGGTATGACTATAATGGAAAAGCTGCCTTCGCAAAAAAGTGGGGATGGTATCAATCTATCTATGGATTGGCTAAGGGAGATGTTCAGCAAATCCTACCAGTTACAAAACTAAAATTACACTCATGCTTATTTTATTTAGCATTTGAGAAAGATAAAATGGATATAGAAAAAAGATTAATTAAAAATGGCTAAAACAAAAGGATTTTACAATGTTATTGAAACGATAAAAACAGCTCTATCAGCAGAGCCTTTTGTCAATACTGTAAGTTATGGAAATATAGATGAGGTTGATTTAAACAAGCAGACTATATTCCCACTTGCTCATGTCGTAATTAACAGCTGTGTAGTAGGCACAAAAACTCTAACAATGAATGTGTCAATCTTATCTATGGATGTAGTTGATGAAAGTAAAGATGAAACTACTGACATATACACAGGAAACGATAATGAGCAAGATGTATTAAACACTCAACTAGCATTACTTAATAGAGTAATAGCAGGTATGCAAAGAGGAGACTTATATGACCAAGCAGATAACATGTTCCAGATAGAAGGAGATGTAACATGTGAACCTTTTGTAGATAGATTTGAAAATAGACTTGCAGGATGGGCAGCAACATTTGATGTAATCACAATAAACGACATGACAGTATGTTAAAGAAAAAACAAATAGAGGTTTTAAAGAAGTTTAGAGATTATGTAATTAAACAATCTAGGGCAAATCTTACTAGAAAGAAAAAGAGTGTATCAAGAAACCTTTATGATAGTTTAGAAGGAAAGTTTCATGTTAGTGCTAATTCTTTCTCTCTACAATTCTTAATGGAGGAGTATGGTACATATCAAGACAAAGGAGTAAGTGGAGTTGAAAAGAAATATGATACACCTTTTAAATTTACAAAGAAAAAGCCTCCAATGCAGCCATTAGCAGATTGGGCAAAAGCAAGAGGAATGAAATTAAGAGATGCAGAGGGAAAGTTTAAAAAAGGAGGAATTAAGTCTTTAGGTTTTATTTTACAAAACCACATATTTAAGCATGGTATAAAACCATCCTTATTTTTTACAAAACCATTTGAAGCAGCATTTAAAAGATTGCCTAAAGATTTTATAAATGCTTATGGTTTAGATTTTGAAAAGTTTTTAGATTTTAGTTTAAAAGAATAGACAATGGCAAATATATTATTAAGAAGTCCTTATTATGTTAATCTATCTAGAGCTACTGGATTATCAGCAAAATTAGAATTGACAATCAAAGGTAATACAGAGGACATAAGTACATTAAGATATACGATTATAAAAAACACTCCAACGAATAGTGTAACATTTGAAATATCACAATTATGTAGGGATTATTTAGATATTGCTTATGCAGGAAGTTATATTAGTGCTGTTGTAAATATTTCTGGAGCTGTAACTTGGTATGATGCTGTTGATGCAGGAGGGAGTTCTGTCGGATTACCTGTTAATTTTACTCACAAAGGATTTGATGGATATTGGGATTATGTAAATAGTAGCTCAAATAAAAATTTCTGTACTTCTGGAATCTGTTTAATGCAAGATAACACAACTATATATGTTCCAGAAAATACAGCAGGATATGTACCTACTCTTTCATCTGGAGCAATAGTATATGAGACCTTTAATACAAGTTCTACATCTATTGCAGTTGGAAGTCCAGCACAAACAATAACAATTACTAGAACTCAATGTTCAAGATATTCTCCAATCAAAGTTACATTCGTAAATAAGTATGGAGCATTGCAAGATGTATATTTTGAAATGAGAAGTACAAAATCAATTTCAACAAAAGTAGAAAAATATAATAATTCAAATATTTCAACAGCTGGAACTTACTCTGGTCAATCTCATCAGTTTAAAACATTAAATAAAAAAGGGAGAGAGAGAATTACAATCAATACAGGATATATGGATGATGGAATGAATGAGCCAATGAAGCAATTAATGTTATCCGAACAAGTTTGGGCAACAATAGATGGTAACATTCATCCAGTAGATGTAGCAACGAGCAGCATGACATTTAAAACAGGGAAGAATGACAAGTTGGTTCAATATACTTTAGATTTAGAGTATGCTCATGAAAGTATTGATAGAGTAAGATAATGAAAGCCTATTTACAATTATATATTGAAGGAAACAGAATAGATTTATTTACTGATGAATCTATTAACATGGTTCAATCTATTCAGAACATAAAAGACATCTCACAAGTCTTTGTAGAGTTCAGTAGGAGCTTTGATGTACCAGCTTCAAAAAATAACAATAAGGTTTTTAAACATTACTACAATTATAGTATCAAAGATGGCTTTGATGCAAGATTAAAAAAAACAGCAACACTAGAAATCAATCACAGACCATTTAAAGATGGAAAGATAAGATTAGATG